CACACGCTTTCTTTCCTCGTGTCAATGCTCAGAAGAAAGCCAATGATGACGGGATTCCACTCTTTGGGTGGCAGTCTGATGGCTGGCTGACGATGAGCAATACTCCGACCGTTCTCTATGATGATATTGTTAAATGGTTCATCAATATGAGAGAGAAAGGGTTCAAGATTGCTGCTGTCGGAATGGATAGGAAGTTTGGCCGTGAGTTTCTGACGAAGATGAAACAAGCTCGGTTCAAGATGATTGACCAACCTCAGCTTTTTTATCTGAAATCAGAGGGATTCAGACGGATTGAGTTCAAAGTTAAAAATAAAGAATTTTACTATCTTCACTCTGATGCTTATGAATACTGTGTAAGCAATGTCAGGGCGATTGAAAAGGTGGACGATGCTGTGCAATATGAGAAATTAGACGGTGACGGTGGTACTGCAAGAATTGACTTGTTCGATGCCAGCGTTTTTGCTTGTATTCAGGCTCTTGCTAATCTTGGTAAGAATCAGAATGTCATGAGCTTCTTTGATTAGGTGAGTTATGAATGAAATAGTTTTATCAGAACATGAAATTAATGTGCTAATTAATAAAGGGCGAGTTAAAGTAATTTTAAACGGTGAAGAAGTAATCGTTCGTCAAAGCTATACGAACGATTTGAGGGCTGAAACAGTTAACTGGGATAAACAAATAGTTGATGTCAGTCAGAATATAGTAAGAAACAAACACTTTGATTCACTTTTTCAAAATACTTTTCGCTAGAAAGGAGGTGAGGAAAGATGGGGCTTTTAGATAGGTTTTTAAAACGTGGTAAGAGTCGAAGTGGAACGAATGTTATCACTCACTCAGATTTTGGGCTTTATATTGACGGTGATAGCTATGTGCCTTTGGCCCGCAATCCTGATGTGATTGCAGCGGTCAATAAGATTGCTGACATGGTGTCGAACATGACTATTCACTTGATGGAGAATACTGATAAAGGCGATATCCGAATAAAAGACGGACTGGCTCGCAAGATCGATGTAAACCCATGCGACAATATGACTCGCAAAACTTGGATTTTCAAGATTGTGCGTGACCTGTTGCTATTTGGTGACGGAAATTCAGTTCTTCATGTTGAGTATGATCCTGTGAGTGATTATATTTTGAACTTGAGACCATTCGCAATGAGTGAGGTTTCTTTCAAAAGTGATGATGTTGGTTATATCGTGAATTATCGTGGTATCGACTACAACCCAAGCGAAATCGTGCACTTTGTAATCAACCCAGATCCAGACAATCCATTTGTAGGGACTGGCTACAGACTTGCTCTGAGGGATATTGTTCGGAATTTAAACCTTGCTACTCAAATCAAAAAAGGCTTTATGAATGGCAAGAACGTTCCTAGCCTGATTGTTAAGGTTGATTCTTCGGATGGAGAATTGGGCACGCAAGAGGGACGAGACAGGGTTGCTAAGAAATACTTAACAACAAGTCAGGCAGGTGAGCCGTGGATTATTCCTGATGCTTTGTTGAGTGTAGAGCAGGTTAAGCCGCTTAGCTTAAAAGATATCGCTATTAATGAATCTGTTGAAATTGACAAGAAAACAGTTGCTGGGCTTTTGGGAGTTCCAGCTTTTATTTTGGGAGTTGGTAGCTTTGACAAAGAAGAATACAACAACTTTGTCAATACAACGGTCATGAGCATTGCTACGACAATCACTCAGACCTTAACGAGAGACTTACTAGTTTCAAATAATCGGTATTTCAAACTTAATGCTCGCTCGCTTTATTCGTATGACATTACAGAGTTATCTTCAGTTGCTGAACAGATGACTAAAAGCATGGCAATGCGTCGAAATGAGTGGAGGGATTGGCTTGGGATGCCACCAGATCCTGATATGGATGAGCTCCTTGCTCTTGAAAATTATCTACCGCAAGACAGACTTGGGGACCAGAAGAAACTGAAAGGGGGTGAGGAAGAGAATGAACAAACGGAATAGCTATCGCACTGCTCAGTTCAAAACACGAGAAGAAAGTGAAACTGGTGATTTGATTTTGAGTGGGTACTTTATCAAGTTTGATGAAGTTACTGAATTGTGGCCGGGTTACTTTGAGGTAATCAAGCGTGAGGGTGTTGAAAAAGCCATCAAAGGAGCTGACATCAGGGCATTATTTAACCATGATGATAGTTTGGTGCTTGGTCGGACTGGTAATGGAACGGTCATTTTGAGAGTTGATGACATCGGTCTTTACGGTGACATCATTATCAATAAAGATGATCCGCAAGCTGTTGGGGCCTATGCTCGTGTTCAGCGTGGTGATGTGATTGGATGTAGCTTTGGTTTTATCCCAATCCAAATTAACACGGAAGAGCAAGCAGATGGTTCGTACCTGGACACTATCCTAGAACTAGAAATCTTTGAAGTGAGTCCATGTACTTTCCCAGCCTATCCACAAACGGAAATTGCTGCACGGCAGAAAGACTTTGAAAGTCAACAGCGTGCCAATCGTGAAGCGCTGGATAAGCGCAAAAAAGAAATTAAGGAGAAATTTAATCTATGCACAAATCATTGATTTTAGGCGCTCGTATGCGCAACAAAGCAGACAAAGTGGTAGAACTTGAAGAATCAATCAAAGAATTGAACAAGCGTTCTGAACTTGAAGCTAAAAAACTGGAGCAAGCTGGAACTGATGAAGAAGTTTCAGCAGTTGAAAAGAACCTTGAAGACATCCAAAAAGAATTGGATGAAAAGGAAGCAAAAAAAGAACAACTTGAAAAAGAAATCGAAGATTTGAAAAATCAAGTTGAAGAACTAAATCGTAAAGCACCAACTTACCCAAGTAAGGAACATCGTGGAGGACAGAAATTGGAACAACGTGACGCAGTACTAGAATTCATCCGCTCTCGCGGACAAAAACGCACAGGTGTTAAAACAACAGATGTAGGAGCAATCATTCCGAAAGAGGTTTTGGAACCACAAAAAACACCTGAACGTCAGAACCCGTTGCTTAACCTAATCCATATTGTGAAAGTAACAAGCGGATCAGGTACTTACCCAGTTCTGAAAAAATCAAATCGTAAGATGACAGAAGTTGGTGAGCTTGAAGAAAATCCAGAATTAGGAAAAACAAAAATCACTGAAGTCGATTACAAAATCAAGACTTATCGTGGTGAGCTTCCTATCTCTCGTGAAGCGATTGAAGATGCACAATATGATCTTATTGGAATCATGCAAGAAGATATTCAAGATCAGGACGAACAAACAAAATTGGCAATTGTTGCGGATGTTTTGAAATCTGCAAAAGTTGTAAATGCTAGTGGACTTGATGGAATCAAAGACATTTTAAACACTAAAATTTCATCTGTCTACAAAAAATCACTTGTTGTTACAGATACCATGTTCAATGCACTGGATAAGATTAAGGACAAAGATGGCCGTTACATGATGCAGCCCGACATCACTTCACCAACTGGATATTCATTCTCAGGTAAAACAATTTATCCAGTTGAGGATAAATTACTAGGTCAAGAAGGTGAAATGAAATTTTTCATCGGTGATGTCGAATACTTCCTTACATTGTTTGACCGTATGGAATTGACCGTGAATTGGGAAGATAATCATAAATTTGGTAAGAACCTTGCATCATACCTTCGTTTTGATATCAAGAAGACAGATGAAGATGCTGGGGTATTCGGAACCTACACTGACGCAGTAGCTTAAGGAGGTAGCGTATGAGCTATAAAGTAATTCGTCCTTTCAAGGACTTGGCTGATCCTGAAAAACATGACTATGCTGTTGGCGATATCTTTCCTCGTGAGGGATATGAGCCCACAGATAGCTTTACCAATGGCCTTTTGACTGGTGCTAACACTGCTGGGTCTATCTTTCTTGAAGTTTTGGGAGATGATGAACCTAAGAAGCCAGCTCCTGAAACAAAAGAAGTGAATGAAGAGCCCGCAGTTGAGCAGGAAGAAACAGTTGCTGAAACTGCTGAAGAGCCTGCTAAGGAAGTTGAGGAGTAAACATGGACGAAGGTCAGCTTTTGGAATTGCTGAAGCTTAAGTTGGGTATTTCAACCGACTTGAGAGACAAGCCGTTAGAAAAAATCATTTCAAGTGTCATCACTGAATTGACCGATAACCTCGGTATCGAGCTTGTTGGTGAGCGTGCTGACCATGAAATGTTTATCGTTGACTATGCTGCTTATCGCTATGAGGGTGGGGTGGATATGCCACGTCACCTTCAATGGCGACTGCATAATTTACAGATAGCATCAAAGAAAGAGGTCAAGAATGTGGAATCATGAAATCACGCTGATCTCTAAAAAAGTCACAGGTAAGGATAAGCTACTACAACCAATCTCTGAAGATGTTGAAGTTACTCTCTTATGTCGCAAAAAGAAGGTTACTAGATCTGAATTTTATCAAGCGAACCAGGCAGGGCTTAAACCGAGCTTAGTCGTTGAGATTCGAAATTTTGAGTATGAGAATCAAGAATTTGCGAATTTTGAAGGCAAGCAATATCGCATCTTGAAAACCTATCCTATCGATTCTGAAATTTTGGAGTTGACTTTGTCAGAGGTATTGAAATGAGCTTAACAAGTGATTTAGCGAATGAAATTGCAAAGGCAATGGCAGAGTACTCTGCTGAGGTAGAAGATAAGATTGACCTGATTGCTGAGGACGTTGTAAACGAAGCTGTTACGGAATTAAAAGCGACTAGTCCAAAACGTTATGGAAAGTATGCTAGAAATTGGCGCTTCAAGAAAAATGCTAAGGGGTCATACGTCATCTACAACGCGGCTCCAACCTATCGTTTAACTCACTTACTAGAAAATGGGCATGTTTTGAGAAATGGCGGTCGTAGTCGGGCATTTCCACATATTAAACCTGTTGAGGAGAAAGTTAAAGAAAACTTTGAGAAGCGTATCAAGGAGATTGGAAAATGAAGCTATCAGACTTTGCTGCTATTTTGGAACAGGCAAATTTGCCTGTCACTTATCGAGCGTTTAAAACTGGGAACGCTCCTGACCTACCTTACCTGGTCTATTATGAATCGAGTCCAGCCATCAATGCAGCTGACAATACGGTTAATCATCAGATTAAGAGCGTGACAGTTGAGCTGGCTTTTGAGAGTAAGGATGAAGATTTGGAAGAACGTCTGGAAGGGCTGTGGGCAACCTACGAGCTCTTTTTTGAAGTTCAAGAAGAAACATTTATCGAGACTGAAAGACTATATGTCAAGTCTTATACAGTCTATTTATACTAAGGAGGAATGACATGAAGCAAGAAAATAAAGTAACCTTTGGTTTAAAAAATGTTCACGTTGCGCCAATTAAATCAATTGGTGCAGATGGAGTGATTGCTTACGATGAAATTTTCCGCTTTCCTGGAGCAATGGAATTGACATTGGATCCAAAGGGTGAATCAACACCAATCAAAGCAGACGATATCGATTATCACTTCATGAACTCAAACGAAGGGTATGATGGGAAATTCAAAATCTCTCACATTATTGAAATGTTTGCGACTAAGATTTTGGGTGAAATCAAAGATGCTCAGACGGGTGTTTTGACTGAAAAAGCTGATGCAGAATTCACATCATTTGCCTTGATGTTCGAATTTTCAGGGGACAAGAATAAAACACGTCACGTTCTTTACTATTGTTCAGCGAGTCGTCCAGGCAATGGCTCAAAAACCAAAAATGGTACAAACGTCAATGAGCGTGAACTTGGCTTTAAAGCAAGTCCTCGTCCTCTTGATTCAGTTGTTAAACGTTCTATCACATCAGCTGATAATAAGGAAATCTATGACAACTGGTTCAAGAAAGTGTATGAACCTACTGCGGTAGCAGCTTAAGGAGAAAATCTATGCGTAAAATCGTTTTGGTTGGTGATCAGGAGTATGAGTTGGGGACCAACGGCTATACTCCTATCGCCTACAAGCAACAATTTGGGAAAGATTATTTTCAAGATTTGTTCTCGATGTTGAAAAATCAATCATTCATGAATGAATTGAACAAGTTGGAAGCTGAAAAAGAATTGACAGCGACTGACATTGACATTTCAATGCTAGAAGAGTTTGATATGACCTTTTTCAACCGTCTTTTTTGGACCTTTGCTAAATCTGCAAATCCTCACATCAAGCCTTATGAACAATTCTTCATGGAAATGGAAGTCTTTCCTATTCAAGAAGTTGGTCCTGTGTTGATGGAAATGCTGAATGCGAGCATGACGACAAAAAAGCACCAGATGAATCAGAATCAGCTAGCGAAGAAATCTTCACAGTAGAATCCTATTTGTCTTGCTGTAAAGAAACTGGTCTGTCTATCGATGATTTAAAGCACATTTCAATCGGAATGGCTCTGGATTATCAGACGGATTATGTGAATTTACGGAGTGAGGATAAGGGTGGCGAACGGAAGGCCACGCAAGCTGATTTTGACAGTTTTTAAATAAAAAAATGAGTGCTGAGAGAGTGATTCTGAGGTCAAGTTCCTTACCATGACTGCATTATCAGTCGTAGAAGTTCTCTCAGCGCTTTTCTATTTTTTTGAGAAAGGAGGAAATATGGCAGGAAATATCAAAGGTATCAAAATTGAAATTGATGGCGACACGCAACCCTTACAGAAGGCGCTGAAAAATGTCAATAAGGCTGCTACTGATGCAAGTCAGGAGTTGAGACAGATTGACAAAGCCTTAAAATTTGACACAGGAAATGTAACGCTTCTAACACAGAAGCAAGAAGTTTTGCAAAAGCAAGTTGCGACGACCAAGGAGAAACTGGAAACTTTGAGACAAGCTCAGTCTCAGGTGGAACAGCAATTCAAAAATGGCGATATCGGTGCCGATCAGTACCGAGCTTTCCAGCGTGAAGTCGAAGTTACTCAAAACGTCCTAAAAGGATATGAGGGTAAGCTTGCAAGTGTGAACCAGGCATTATCTGGAAACGGTCAAGCGACAGAAAACAATATCAGTAAGCTAAACAATTTGCAGAATGAACAGAGCCAACTAGCATCCGAGATGGAAAAGGTGACAAGTTCATTTAAACTGCAAGAAAGTGCTTTAGGTTCAAACGCTAGTGAAGCCGAGAAAAATGCTCTTGCCCAGAAAAAGATTGGCGCACAGTCTGATATTGTCAATAAGCAGATTTCAAACTTAGAGCGACAATTGGAGCTCACCAAAAAAGAATTTGGTGAGAACTCAACACAAGCTAACAGGATGGAAGCGGAGCTAAATCAGGCTAAGACTGCTTTTAATCATCTCAATGATGAGATGAAAGGAACAAAGTCTGCTGCTGATAGCACTCAGGAAAGTTTAAGTGAAATCTCGAGAAATTTAAGAGCAGAATTACTTCAACAGTTTAGTGAAAAGTTGAGTGCTATTTCAGATAAGCTTGTAGAGGTAGGGAAAGAAGCGTTAGAAGCTGCTGCTCAAATGCAAGCTAGTAATGCTCAATTTACTACCGTTTTTGGCGACATGGAAGCTCAAGCAAGAGAAGCGTTGAATGCTATTGTTCAGGAAATGGACATTGTCCCAGAGCGATTGCAAGGGTCATTTACTCAGATGGCTTCATTTGCAAAAACTTCAGGATTGGATACAGCAGAAGCTTTGGACCTGACTTCTCGTGCAACTAGGGCAGCGGCGGATGGTGCCGCCTTTTATGACAAGTCTATTGAGAGCGTGACAGAAAGCCTACAATCTTTTTTGAAGGGAAACTTTGCTAACGATGCTGCTCTTGGGATTTCTGCAACGGAAACGACCAGAAATGCGGCTGCAAATAAATTGTACGGAAAATCATTTAAGGATCTAAGCGAAGCGCAGAAGCAATTGACATTGCTTCAGATGGTCGAAGACGGAAATAAACTTTCAGGAGCTCTTGGACAAGCTGCAAGAGAATCCGACGGTTTAGAAAATGTGATGGGGAACCTTAAACAAGCTGGAACCAATGCATTATCTGCTATTGGCCAACCTCTTCTGGAAATGATGATCCCCGTTTTTCAAACATTAGCAACGATTGTCAAAGGTGTGGCTGAACTGTTCCGTTCCTTACCTAATCCAGTAAAAGATTTTATTGTCATCTTAGGGGGTGTTTTTACAATTGTGGGAGCCTTAGCCCCCATATTCTTAACCCTGCAAGCTGTGTTTATGTCCTCATTTGGCGCAATGATTGCAGCGGCATTACCAATCATTGGGATTATTGCAGGAGTAGTGGTGGCTATCACACTACTTATCATCGGATTAAAAGAATTGTGGGAAAACAATGAGGCATTTAAGAATTTTGTAATCAACACTTGGGAAAGTATCAAGAGCGCTATTTCATCAGCTATACATTCTATACTAGAAATCGTTCAAACAATTTGGGATGCCCTGTTAGCTTTGTGGAAGAAAAATCAAGATACGATTTACAATATCGCGAGCACTGTCTGGAATGCCATCTCAGCGGTTATCTTAACAGTAGTCCAAGCAATCAGCACAGTAGTTCAAGATATTTGGGGAATTTTAACAAATTGGTGGAAAACTAATCAAGAAGATATCCTAAAAACAGCTAGCTATGTTTGGAACATCATGTCATACTTGATAACTTTAGCAATCACTGGCATTGATAAGGTTATTCAGGATGTTTTTGGAGGGATGATTGCTTGGTGGGAATCTAATCATACATGGATTATGGAGATTGTCAACACGGTTTGGGGAGCTATTCAAACCGCAATCAGCACAGCCATCCAGAATGTTTCAGATTTTATTATTTCTGTATTTGGCGGGATCACTGAATGGATAGACGAGAACCAAGCGCTTATTGAAAGCACCTTTAAGATTGTTTGGGAGACTATCTCTACAATAATTGGTACGACTATTAACATCATTACCACTGTTATCCAAGTTGCTATGGAATATCTGGTTCCATATTTTGAAGCGATGTGGACGAATATGCAAACAAGCGTGTCAATGGTTTGGGAGGTTCTTAAAACAGTCGTACAGACTGCTATAACAGTCATCCAAGGTATCATTACTGCTATCATGCAAGTAATCAATGGAGATTGGTCAGGAGCATGGGAAACAATCAAAAATACCATGTCAGTTGTTTGGGAAGCGATTAAATCAATTGTTTCAACAGTAATTTCTTCAATCTCTAGCATCATTTCAACAGCATGGCAAGGTATTTCCACAACAATTGGGAATATCATGAATGGCATTTCAAGCACAGTTTCAAACGTTTGGAATGGGATTAAAAATTCCATCGGTAGTGCTATCAACGGGGCGAAGGACCTTGTCAGCACGGCTATCAATGCCATCAAAGGATTGTTTAACTTCAGCATCAGCTGGCCACACATTCCACTACCTCACTTCTCTGTAAGCGGTTCGGCCAATCCATTAGATTGGTTGAGTCAAGGTGTTCCAAGTATCAGTATTGAATGGTATGCCAAGGGCGGTATCATGACGAAACCAACTATCTTTGGTATGAATGGCAATAATCTTATGGTTGGTGGTGAAGCTGGGAATGAAGCAGTATTGCCGCTTAACGATAAGACACTTGGAGCCATCGGTCGAGGTATCGCTCAGACTATGGGTGGAACTTCACCAACCATCAACATTACTATTACTGGCAATACTGTCAGAGAAGAAGCTGACATCAGTCGGATTGCTGATGAGGTGGCTCAGCGCATTGCTGACGAATTGCAACGTAGGACACAATTGAGAGGAGGGGTTGCATGGTAAAACATAATGAGCTTGTGATTGACGGTGTGAGGACATCGTCTTTTCCTTTTAAGGTCATTGTTCATGACTCTCCTTCAATCGCTCTAGGAGAGAGCAAGACAGCTCTTTTGGAGCATGGTGGTATCAGTGGGGCAATTGTTCAGACGAACAAGCACAGGGAACTGGTCAAGAAACCTTATACGATTTACTTGGTCAAACCTACTGAAGAACAGATGAACCAATTTATGAGTCTGTTTATCCGTGAAAAGTTCTGGCTAGAGAGTGAGCGAGTTAAAACAACTCGTCTTTGGTGCTATAAGGTCAATGTGAGCGACCTTGAAGAAGTGCAACCTGGTCTTTATATGACCAAAGCAACCTTTACTTGTCACCCTACCAAATACTTCAAAGCCACTGATACACAGAGATTGACAAGAAGTGGAACTTTAACCGTGCAAGGTTCTGCTCTTGCCTTTCCTAAAATCACAATCGTTGGTCAGAGTGCTGCTGAGACTTCGTTTACAATCGCTGGTCAGGTCATCCGTCTTGAACGACTCACTGAGTCGCTTGTGATGGTCAATAATCCTGACAATCCTAGTTTTAAGACAACAACAGGGAAGCCAGTGAAATGGTCAGGGGATTTTATCACAGTTGATCCAGCGAAAGTGAAGAATGTTGGGGTTGTTCTAGGTCAAGGTATTCAATCGCTTGAAATCGAGACAGTTTGGGGGTGGGCATAATTGCTTTATTTACTTGATAAAGATGTGAGAACCGTTCGTTGGAACGGAGAGCCACTTAATGAAGCGACTTCAGCGATTGTGAAAGAGACCATGAATGGCGATTTCACCCTAACTGTGAAATATCCTATTTCTGATTCTGGTATTTATCAGCTCATCCAAGAAGATATGTTGATAAAAGCGCCGACTCCTGTTCTTGGTGCGCAACTATTTCGCATTAAGAAACCTGTTGAACACAATGACCATCTGGAAATCACAGCCTATCACATCTCAGACGATGTGATGCAACGTTCTATCACGCCAGTAAGTGTGACTAATCAGAGTTGTAGCATGGCTCTTTCTCGCATGGTTCAAAACACCAAAACTGCTTTGGGAGATTTTTCTTTCAATAGCGATATCCAGGATCGAAGGACCTTCAATACGACTGAAACAGAAACTCTGTACTCTGTATTGCTGGATGGCAAGCATAGTATCGTCGGGACGTGGGAAGGTGAGCTGGTTCGCGATAACTTTGCGATGACTGTCAAGAAAAGTCGAGGTGAGAATCGTGGTGTTGTTATTACGACGCACAAAAATCTGAAGGATTACCAACGCACAAAAAACAGTCAGAATGTTGTCACAAGAATCCATGCCAAATCGACTTTTAAACCTGAAGGCGCTGAAAAGGAAACGACTCTCAGAGTAACTGTTGATAGTCCTCTTATCAACTCATACCCTTATATCAATGAAAAAGAGTATGAGAACAACAATGCTAAAACTGTTGAAGAGTTGCAGAAATGGGCACAGGCTAAGTTTTCAAATGAGGGCATTGACAAGGTCTCTGATGCTGTCAAGATTGAAGCCTATGAACTTGATGGGCAAGTGGTCCATATGGGTGATACGGTCAATCTCAAGAGTTGGAAGCACAATGTCGATGCATTCAAGAAAGCTATTGCTTATGAGTTCGACGCTTTGAAGGAAGAATATATCTCTCTGACTTTTGATGATAAGGCAGGAACTGGTGGTTCTAGAGCTTCTGGTAGCTTATCTAGCGCAGCTGATGCAATCCTTGGTGTGACAGGAACCGCACAAGAAATTGCCCTTGAAAAGGCTCTTCAAAATGCTGACTTAGGTTTTGATCATCAAGCTGGATTGTTGAGACAGGAAATTTTGGACGGTATCGAACTGGCCAGAGCTAAAGCTGAAGAGGTCAAGAGAGAACTATCTGACACTATCAATCAGCGTTTCGACAGCTTTGAAAATGGTCCTTTACAAGATGCTAAACGTAGGGCTATAGAAGCGTTGCGAAACGCTGGCGCAAGTACCCTGCTTGCACAGGAAGCCAAGCGAATTGGTCTAGATTCGATTACAAAACTTGAAGAGTTTAAGAGACAGGCTACGAGCGCTCAAACGGCTTTGTCTGGTGATTTAGATGTTCTGAAACAGATCATCGCGAATGATATTCGACCGAAACAAGTGCAGGTTGAAACCGAGATTGCCAAGCAGATTGAAGCTCTTGTCCAGACAAAAAAAGAATTGGCTGGTGTGAAGTCAGCACAAGCAACCTATGAAGAGACGATGACGCGTAGACTGGCAGAGCTGACTAACTTGGCTGATGGTAAGGTAAGCAAGTCAGAACTCACGCAGACTGCGGAGGAACTGAAAAGTAAGATATCGAGCGTGCAGGTAGCACAAAAAAATCACGGAGATCGCGTCTCAGTAATTGAATCAAACTTCAGACAGCGCGCTGATGCACTTGACGCTGGTGTGAGCCGTCTGACTGAAGGATTGAGAACCAAGGCAGATATCAGCTCACTCAACGTGACTGCTGAGAATATCAGGCAGTCCGTGAAGAGTTTGGAAACAAGCACGCAGAACAAGCTAAATCAGATGTTGAGCATGGCCGAATTTGAGGTGCGGGCTGGCTCGATTCGTCAGGAAATCCTGAACGCAACAAAGGACAAAGCAGATAAGACTTTAGTTTTGGCTGAAGCCGGGAAAATTCGTGAGGAATTTTCAAACTTGAGGGTCGGAGGAGTTAATCTCTTGCGTAATACTGCGAGTTTGTTGATTGGCGATCGTTCAAAAGGCTACTGGATGAGTTCTAGTGGAGGAAACGGAAGAGCAGTTAGCGTAGAAGTTTTAGATCCTCCACAAAATATGATAAAAAACATGATTCGTATTATTGAAAATACGAATGGTGGAAATAAAGATTTAACTCAATTTGTTAGATTGCTGGTTGGCGAAAAGTACACGATTTCTTGTTATGCAAGGGTTGCGAGCGATAGTTCATATGCAAACGTGAACTTGTTATTTCGTTCGTGGGCAAATGATACAGATTTGAACCGCAAATTTCAGAAATCTATCTCTCATACAAATTGGCAGAAATATTCATTTACATTTACTGCTGATGCAATTGAAAATTTGATTCAATTTGGACAATCTGGTGCAGGAATTATCGAAATATGCGCTCCAAAAATTGAATCGGGAACGTTAGCAACAGACTGGAGTCCGGCACCCGAAGATACTGACGGTCTCATCACTGAAGCTAATGCTACCTTCGATCGGACGGCTCAGGGCTTGCGGACCGACTTATCAGCTATTCAGGAATATGTCAACAAAGACGGCCAGAGACAGGAAGTCCTGAGAAGATACACTCGAGAAGAGAGTGCACAACAAGCTAATACAGTGCGTGAGTTGGTTGCAAGAAACTATGTTGGGAAATCGGATTATCAAGAGGATGTGAAAGGTCTTGAGCGTCGTTTTAATGCGATAAGTACGCAGACGAACAACGATATTGCTACAAAAATAGCTCAGTACAAGCAGACGGTTGATGGCCAATTTTTTAGTATCACATCTCAGATTGCTGGCAAGGCTAATCAGACTGATTTCCAACGTGTGAAGGAAACCAGTCAACTCTACGAGCGTATCATAGGGAATAACGATAATAGTATTTCAAATAATATTGCTCGCATGGCTTTGACGAATCAACTGTTTCAGGTTGAGCTTTCAAAGGCATCAGCAAGCGGACGAAATCTATTCTTGAATTCATTATTCAAGCGTGATTTAAGAGACAAGTACTCAACGTACAAGTTATATGATGACAACGCCCAAACAAAAGGACAACTGGCTGTAAGTATTGATTCTGAAAATCAATTCAGAGGTGTGAATACATTGAAGATTGTATCAACATTCAATGGTAAAATTGACAATCAGAAAATAACCTTTAACATTGGAGGAAATTCTCGTACCGGCCGTGACGATGAACTAAAAAATAAATCTGTAAGGTTTAGTTTTTGGGCAAAATCAACTGTTCCAAATACAAAATTCCTTGCACGAACAGGTTATAGAGGAACATTGAAAGAGCTAGCTCTCTCAACTGATTGGGCATTCTATGATATCGAGTACATCAAAAATGAAAACTCAAATGCTACAAGCGAGTTGATTTTACACGTTTTTACTGCTGCAACAGTTTGGATTGCTTTTCCAAAAATTGAGATTGGGACAGTGTCAACTTCATTCTCAGAAGCACCAGAAGATACAGATGAAGCGATTCGCTCAGTTCAAAGTCAACTAGCTGGTTCATGGGCCGTTCAAAACATCAATAACGCAGGTGATTTGATTTCAGGAATCAATCTTGGTGCTAACGGTCATAATCGATTCGTTGGTAAGTTGACTCATATTACGGGCGAGACCTTGATTGATAAAGCAGTAATCAAGTCAGCTATGATTGACAAGCTGAAGACAGCCAATTTTGAAGCTGGTTCAGTGACTACGGTTATTTTGGATGCTGAAGCTGTTACGGCCGAAAAACTGAAGGTTGACCAGGCATTCTTCAACAAGCTTGTAGCAAATGAAGCTTACTTGAGTCAACTGTTTGCCAAACAAGCCTTTATTAACCGAGTTCAGAGTGTTGCAATCGATGCAAGTCAGGTTCGGTCAGGTATTTTAAGCGGTGACCGAATCTATGGTGGAACGATTCGAGGGGCCAACATCTATGGAGGAACCCTAACTGGTCACACTCAAATTCAGTTAGGGACATACGGTTCTTTTGATACGGTGAACGGAGGTATTCAAATTAATGTGCCTCGTACTGTCAATGCCAAAGATGGTTTGGGAGTTCAATTTATCGGCTCTTACGGTCGTGGTGAGAATGTTCCTTACGGTCTTTTTGTCTACAAAGATTCGGATTTTACAGTAGGTGGGACTGCAGAAACAAGTGATGATTTTCTTTTAACGGTTGAAGGCTATATCAAGGCAAAAGGGATTGGTTGGCTGAAGACAGGAAAAGGAAGTGTCAACGGTAAAACAACAGGTACTATTGGACTCTGGAACTCAGACAATGTATCTTTGAGCTTCGGTGGTTCAGGGAATGACATCTATTATAGTTACAATAGCAAAGCATACAGCTTATGGGAAGTTGTTAATCAGCATTTTTCAGACAGACGTCTGAAAGAAAACATCGTTGAATGTAAACACAAGGCTCTTGATTATATCCATCAATTCAAGTTCAAGGAATATGACTGGAAGAAGCAAGAGGATAGACCACAACAAGCACACACGAAGATTGGATTGATTGCCCAAGAGGTTCAAGCAGTAGATTCTACACTTGTTTACGAGAACGGAGACACGCTGAACCTTGACAATCTCAGATTGACCAATATTGCACTCAAAGCTATTCAGGAGCTTGCTCTTGAAAATCAAAAACTTACACACAGATTGGAGAACTTAGAAAATGAACGCAGAACAGCTTAACCGCGCACTTCGGATGACAATCAACGACTTATCCGATACATCAAACGGTACAATGGTTGCAAATAATCTCTTGAGCATTCAGCTGGAAGAACAATTGGCTGAAAATCAAATACTTCAAGCACGAGTGGATGAGCTGGAAGCTCTGCTTGATGAACAAACTAAACCAGCAGAAGGAGAATAAATATGGCAATCAATGGGTATAATCTATCAACAAAACCGTACTTAAGAATTTCTGGTTCTAATGTTGAGACCGTGGTAGAAATTCAATTATCAGAAGGAAATCGCTACAGCACTAACTCACGATCATTCCCTGGAGATCGTACAAACGAACCAGAAGACGTCTTGATTCAAGCTGTGCTGGATGTTCTCAAGTCTGAATTGGACCCAAGCTCTGCAATTGTGCAGGCGCAGAATAAGCTTGAACAAGCTGAGCAGAAGATTGCGCAAAACGAGAGTGAACAGAACAAGCTTGCAGTTCTTATTAAGCAGACTGAAGAGAATTCGAAGGTGAATCAGAAGGTCATTCATGTTCTTGTCTTGAACTCTGTCATGAGCAAGAATATCGAGTACGGCACGACTTATAAAGAATTGGTTGAGTTGATTCCACTAGCTGAAGTAGGTAAGACTTACCTACCACATGACCTGATTACCATTGAAGATCCTGAACACGTAGAGGTCAATGGCGAAGGCAAGCGCATCCTGGTGCAGCTTAATAAGGAATTTACTTACAACGGTGAGCCTATCAGCGCATTTGTGACAAATGGTACCCTGGAGCAAAACGGAACGGGTGTCGCTTGGAAATTTGAAGGGAAAGAGTAGAGGTGTATATGCCAGGATATGAACGATTTCTCGTACAGATCTTCATCACCCTTATCCCTGTGATTGGTCTTTATTTTTCGATGAAAGATAAAGCAACCAAACAAGAGAATCGTCTTACGATTTTAGAGAAAGATATCGAAAATCTGAACGAATTCAAGACATCAGCCAACAAACGGCTCGATAACCACGATGAACAGAATAAGGCTATCTTAGTACTAGCTGAGCAAGTAAAATCACTTGGTGAAGACGTAAGAGAGCTTAAAAATTTAATTCAAAATAAACAATAAAAGGAGAAATGAACATGATTAACTGGAAATTGCGTTTGCAAAATAAAGCAACACTTATTGCTCTTTTAGGGGCAATCTTCTTGATGTCTCAACAATTCGGTCTTGAAATTCCAAAAAATATCCAAGACGGTGTGAACACATTCGTTTACATCCTGGTATTGATTGGTGTCGTGAATGACCCAACCACAGCAGGAATTTCGGACAGCAAACGTGCACTAGAATATTACGAACCAAGCGAGGACTAGACCATGGTAGAAATCATTAACCATACAATTTTTAATGGGATTTCAGGCTCCCGACCAACTGAACGTCCAAAATATTACGTTTTGCATAACGATGCAGGCTCAAAAAACGCAAAGGCCTACATCGAATGGCTCCAATCACGATACGACAATGGTCAAGCTGAACTTGGTTTCGCACATTACTACATCACAAGAGATGCAATTGTGCGAGTTGAAGACACATATAACGGCTCATGGTCTGCTGCTAACTACGATGCTAACATGAACTCTCTTAGCTACGAAGTATGTCAGCAGTTAAGTGCATCAGATGCCGAGTTTATCGAAAATGAAAACATGGTATTGCGCCAAATGGCAGAGGACATGACTTACTACGGTGATACTCCAAACTATTCAAATATCAAGTTCCACAATGAGTTTTCAAGCACCTCGTGCCCTGCTCGTTCACTTGAATTACACGGTGGCTCCAATGACAGCTTGCGTAACTATGTGATTGCTAAGATTAAGCATTATCAATCGCTCGGTTCAACTGTTCAAGAAATGCTTGGTGGCGATGATGTTCAGGAAGGTTGGAAGAAAAATGCTACTGGCTGGTGGCATGTTAACTCGGATGGTTCTTATCCTGCTAATAGCTGGCAGAAGATTGACGATGTCTGGTATTACTTTGATGGTAACGGATACATGAAGTCTAACTCATGGCACAAGCACACAGACGGCTACTGGTACTACTTGCTCCCAAGTGGAGCCATGGCTACTGGTTGGGCACTTATTGCTAACAAGTGGTACTACTTCAAAGAAGATGGGAAAATGGTCACTGGTTGGGTTAAGTACAAGGAGCATTGGTACTATCTCGATGCTAAGGATGGCGACATGAAATCCAAGCAGTTCATCAAATCAGCAGATGGTACAGGTTGGTACTACCTTAAATCAGATGGAACAATGGCAGACAAACCAGAATTTACGATTGAGCCTAATGGTTTAATCACCACAAAATAAAATAAAAACAGAAATAAAAATTTATTACACTAGACCGCAGGCTCAGGCTTGCGGTTTTTTGTTTGCAATAAT